ACACTTGGCATTTGCGCTTTATTTCAAACTTTGCTGCTGGCATAATGCTGATATTTACTTGTTTACATTTAACCCATTTGTATTTTGTCGCAGATTTCCTACTTTTTTATCGCGGCACAAATATGGTACAAATATACGATGAAAATCCGAGAAATAAGCAAATCTATCAGAAAGTGTTAAAAACAAAAGTAGGGTGTAACTCATTGAGCTACACCCTACTTTTCTATCGTTAGTTATCGTTGTTTACCGATACTTATTTCACTTCCTCAAAGTCAACGTCCGTAACGTTACCGTCTTTGCTGTTGTTGCTGCTACCTGCGTTACCGCCAGCTTGTTGACCACCGAAGTTAGGATCTGCTTGCGGGCCGCCTTGAGCGCCGCCACCTTGAGCGTTGTACATTTCTTGGCTAGCTGCTTGGAATACGCTGTTCAATTCTGCCATAGCAGCATCGATACCTGCGATATCCTGAGCCTTATGAGCTTCTTTCAATTTGTTCAAGGCACCTTCGATCGGAGCTTTCTTGTCTGCCGGAAGCTTGTCGCCAAGATCTTTCAATTGTTTCTCGGTCTGGAAGATCATGCTATCCGCTTGATTCAATTTATCGATACGCTCTTTCTCTTTCTTATCGGCCTCTGCGTTTGCGGCAGCCTCTTCTTTCATACGCTTAACCTCATCATCGCTCAAACCGCTGGAAGCCTCGATACGGATACTTTGTACTTTACCGGTTCCTTTATCCTTGGCCGATACGTTCAATATACCGTTAGCGTCGATATCGAATGTAACCTCGATCTGAGGAACACCACGTTGTGCGGCAGGTATTCCATCCAAGTGGAAACGACCGATAGACTTGTTATCTTTAGCCAAAGAACGCTCACCTTGCAAGATGTGGATCTCAACAGAAGGCTGATTGTCTACGGCAGTCGTAAATGTCTCGGACTTCTTGGTCGGGATTGTCGTGTTAGACTCGATCAATTTAGTCATTACACCACCCATTGTCTCAATACCTAAAGACAGCGGAGTAACATCCAACAGCAATACGTCTTTAACCTCTCCTGTCAATACACCACCTTGGATCGCTGCGCCTACGGCTACTACTTCATCCGGGTTAACGCCCTTAGACGGAGCTTTACCGAAGAATTTCTCAACGATAGCCTGTACAGCCGGGATACGAGTAGAACCACCTACCAAGATCACTTCGTCGATATCAGAAGTTGACAAACCTGCGTCTTTCAAGGATTGACGGCACGGTTCGATACATGCTTGGATCAGACCGTCAGCCAATTGCTCGAATTTAGCACGAGTCAAAGTCTTAACCAAGTGCTTTGGAATACCGTTTACTGGCATGATATACGGCAAGTTGATCTCCGTGCTAGTCGTACTTGACAACTCGATCTTCGCTTTCTCGGCAGCTTCTTTCAAACGTTGTAAAGCCATCGGGTCTTTACGTAAGTCTACACCTTCCTCACGTTCGAATTCTTCAGCCAACCAGTCGATGATTACGTGGTCGAAGTCATCACCACCAAGGTGAGTATCACCGTTTGTTGATTTTACCTCGAATACGCCGTCACCTAACTCAAGGATGGAGATATCGAATGTACCACCACCTAAGTCGAATACGGCGATCTTCATATCTTTGTTCGTCTTATCCAAACCATAAGCCAAAGAAGCGGCAGTCGGTTCGTTTACGATACGGCGTACGGTTAAACCTGCGATCTCACCAGCCTCTTTCGTAGCCTGACGTTGAGCGTCACTAAAGTAAGCAGGTACTGTGATAACGGCTTCCGTTACTTCC